AGTAAGGTGAAAGCGGTCAGGAGCGATGTCGTCTCAAGAGGTCAGCAGATCCATAAAGAGAGGATGAAAAGTCGTATGTTTAAATGACTCTGTTAACCAATTTTTGGTTAATATTTACTTGCAAGTTACCTACTTGCCTATAGGTAAGTAAATTACAGGTAAGTTGTAAAACATTGAAAACATTATCGAAATCGGTTTACTTACCTGCTCTGATTTCTTCTGTAAGCAAGTTAAAAGTGGGGTGTAAGGCATTGAAAACAATCAAACTTACCTACTTGCCTATGGTTTCCTATATATATATAGGGATAGGTATAGGAAACCTATCCCCTATACCGAAAGTTTCAGCGCCATGAGCAAGAGCGATCACAGGGGGAAATGTTCGTTTTGTGGCGAGGAGTATTTTACCCAGAACCTGATGGAAATGGGTGGGCGTGTAATATGTTTCCCATGTGCGTTAGTTCATTCGTATATGGATATGAAAGATAATGAGGGCAGAACAATGCGTAGTTATGAAGACGCCTTGCGTGAGCAACGTGCAGGGCGAAAGGTCGTTGATATGTGGAACGAGACAGGTATCAAGGAAACAAAACGAGGGGTTTTGTATTACCCAGATGAGGAACATAATAACGTGTTTCACATCGTAGCATCATTTGAAGAGGACTAGACCATGCCAAAAGTCGGTGAGGATTTGCCAAAAGAACAGCGTGAAGCTGGTCATCGTAGGCTAAAACCGCAACAACAGGATTTTTTAAATAACTACCTGCATAAAGATATGACGCAAACAGAAGCGGCGCGGCAAGCAGGTTATAAGAACGCTTCAGTGTCAGCAGTGCGGCTATTGCGTAACCCAGTGGTAGCGGAACGCCTGCAAGAGATGCGTTTGGAAGCACAAGCCAAGTTCGGGGTCAGCGTGGACAAATCTGTTCGGGATCTTAAAAAGCTTCGGGATGAGGCTTGGGAACAGGGCAGATTCAGCGAAGCAATCCGTGCTGAAGAGCTACGTTTGAAGGCATCGGGGCTACTTATCAACAAGCAGCACGTTGTGAAGGAGGATATTACAGCGTCTTCAAAGGAAGAAATTGCCAAAAAACTAGATGAGTTCAAGAGGTTAGCTGAGTCTCGCATGGTGAATGTAACACCAGATATAGACATTATTGAGCATCAACCACAAGATATAGCTGAAGATAACTGAAAGTTGGTTAATTGTTCGGTTTTGCCCCGCGCGGGGGGATCGGGCGTTGATCGGGGCCTTTTGTGGGCCTGATCGGGAGTTGTTCGGGTTCATCGGGGCCTGTATATGTCTCTGATCGGGGACTCGCAGCCTAAATTGTTCGGGAATGTGCAGCGTGCTGCTCGGGATCGGGACGGCAGCTTTCCTCGGGCCGGGCCGCAACCCTAACAATTGTTTGGGATCGGGGCTATCTATTGACATCGGGGCCTGCTGTGCCACAATATGTAGATTCCTCCCTTAACTTCCCCGGCGCAGCTATCCCGTGCCGGGGATTTTTACTACAGACTTCCGGCGCTGCACGCATAAACCCGAACAATTGTTCTGAAGGCAGCCGGGGAGGAGGGGCAGCCAGAGCTGCCCCATCGCCATTTCCGTTTTGCCGTAGAGATTCACAGCGGTGAGTTTGTAACGCATCGTTTCACCTTTTGTTCTTTTGAAGTTAATTAACTATAACATCACATTTCTGTGGATTGACGTTTTGGTCACAAAAAAAATCTTTTTTTCTTGTTGACATCCTGGGCAATGGTTGCTTATTATATATACATGCTTAACACAGGAGAAAAAAATGACCAGACAAGAATTATTTGAGTGGCTAAATACCTGCCCTGAACATCATTGGGATGTAGTACATGATGATGAGGGTCATGTAAGAGTTTTGTTTTGGTTTGAAGAGTCGGAGGAAGAAAATGCGTAAGTTGGGGAACGCCTTCATCGGGATCGGGTTTATCGGGGTTTGCATGATGAGCGGGGTGGAGCCGATTGACACCATCGCCTTTTACATTCACGCGGGTATCCTAACGATCTTCGCTTTAACCATCGGGCTTGGGATCGCTCTCGTCCGTAGATAACACGAACAATTTACTCTCAACTTCCCCAGCGCTTTGCTGGGGATTTTTTTGTCCCGGGCCTGAACACGAACAATTGTTCGCTTTTTGAATCCAGCAGCAGGAGCTGGCTGCCTGAAAAAAAATATCTTTTTGTTGTTGACGTATGCAATCATTGCTTGTATATATATAAGTGTCTTAACAAACAGAAAGGTAAAGCAATGGTTATTGGTGGATATTCAATGCAGGATGATGGCGTACACGGCATTACTGTAAAACAATATGAATCTGGATGGTCTTTTTATCTGGATGGTGATGCGGCCACAGTCTTTCGGAACAGTTGGGAGAACTGGCAATTAACTGTCGATGAGAGTTTTGAAAACTTTATCTACTCTCATGACTACAATTTGTTGTTTCAATAGGAGGAAAAGCGATGAGTAACCCAGTATTTTTTAGTAGTGTATCACCAGATATCTGGATCGGAGATGACGGCACACTAGACACAGTAGTGAAGCTCTTCAGGAACGGGACAACAGAGACTCACAGATACGACTCTGAATACAGATATAGTTTCGAGTCGGACACTCACTTTCTGCGGGAAGTGTATCGGGATCTAACATCATAAATTGTTCGGGAGCGGGAGGCCCGGGGATTCGTCCCCGGGTTTTTTTTGTGCTGCGTGCTGCGGGCCTATTTCCGAACAATTGTTCGCTTTGCTGCCCGGAGGAGCTGGCCGAAAAAAAAGTTTAATTTGCTGCATTTTTTTCTTTACATTGTCGCAATCATTGCTTACATTGTTATTAATAGGAGGCAAGAACAATGCAACATTACAAATATGACGAGATCAAAGAACACTTTGAAGATTGGATTGAAGACCAAGAAGTAGAATGGATTGGTGAAAACATTGATGATTTGCATCACCATGCGTTCAACACAGACTATTATATCATTGGGACACAGAAGGCTATTGACTGGATGGGTTCAAAGGTATTTCAAATCATTGAAACGATCAAGGATTACGAAGAGTTTCATTTTGGAGAAGTTGGTACAGATTTGTCCTGTCCTGAAAAGCTCGTGAATATGTACGCTTATATCGTAGGCGAAGAGATTGTGAATGATTTTGTACACGAGAGAGAGAAAGCAATCTAGACTCTGTTAAAAAATTGTTCGGGAAAAGCACGGGTTCGCCCGTGCTTTTTTTTGGTCGGGATCGGGAAAGATCGGGATCGGGCTTTATCGCATATACTTTATATATTCTACCGAACAATTCCCCATATACACACACGCCCGCCTGCGTTCGATAATTAAATCCGAACAATTGTTCGAAAAAAAAAATTAAAAACGCCCATAAGTTACTGAAAACAAATGATATTATTTTCTTGCGTTAATGCAATGATTGCGCTATTTAAAGGGGGTAGGGGCAACCTACGTTCTTAAAACTAGAAAAAAGTGAGTAAAAACAATGCTTTACATAACTGAAGATAGAAAATTGACTGGTAGCTTTGAACATGAAGCCGTTTACCCTTGTAGTGTTTCAGCCGTTCAAGACGCATTAGACGCCGCTGGCGTTGATTGGGTAAAGGTTGAACATGAACATGGTGGCATGGCCGAGGTTGTATTCCCGGCTTTCCTATTGCCGCTGAATGAAGACAACCCGGCTTGGCATGATATCAAGCTTGCGTTGGATACCCTAGACGGCCTTGGTGCTAATGTTAGCCGTTCTGGTTGCGGTGGTCATGTCCATATTGGCCGCCAAGCGGTTGAGGGTCAAACGGCTGGCGACTATTGGGAAGAAAGCAAAGCCGCGCTTCGCGCCAGCCGCCACCGCAACAATGCCACGTTTTATTCATCACCAAATGAGGTTGATGATATGCCGCTGGCATTACTTAAAGACGTTATTCGCCGCTATGCGATACACCAAGACGTGATTGACGCGCATTTACCACCAAGCCGCACGAATTGCACTTGGGCGCGTGGCATGGGGCGGTTGGCGAATAATGACCGTTTTGAAAATGCCACCGCTGAAACAATTGTTAGCGTGGTTCATTCAGACGGTACCAAATACCAAGCCATAAACCTACGCAACCTAGACGGTGGCACAATTGAATTCCGCCAAGGTAGCGCGACTAATGAGGTCAAAAAGCTTGCCGCATGGGTCAACCTTATAGATGCCATGTTTCGCCACTCAGACCGCTACCGTATCGACTACGGTACGTCTGGCGCGTCTGAAACCGTGGTGCAGTCGCCAGCGCGTCTGCACCGTTCTGGAAGCCGCCTAGACGTTACCTATCAGCTATGCCGCCGCGAGGGTGGTGCTAGCGTGCATGAGATCATGACCGCTACTGGGTGCACCGCGCAACGTATCCGCGCTATGATAACTGAAATCCGCCAGCATGCGGACATGTCAGACGATATGGTCGAGACGCTAACTCAGCAACACTATAACCACCGTTACGGCTCAAGCGCTGGCCGCTATGACCAAGGCGGATATGAAATCCGCCGCGAAATAATACGCGCTGGCGCGGCATGCCACGCGCTACTGCCAGAAAATCGCATAGGCCAGACGTCAATATTTTCCGGCCTAGATGATGATAGCTTTGAAACGCTATCAGCGCGGCGTCTGCACCGTATCCGCCAAGGTACCCTAGACGGTTGAAAACATTACACAATATCGGGGCGGGGCGTATATGCGCCCCCCCTTTTTTTATGTTGACAACGGGCAACACCTTGCCCCGAGTTTCACACAAACAATCATCAAATATTTTGCCCTTGCTATTCACGGCAACTATTGCTATATATATTACCAGATTTAGTTAGAGAAGGAGAAACAGATGGCTAAATATAGACTAAACATGGCTTTAGATGGCCCGTTGGAGTTTGAATCTGCGGGTCCCGAGGGGGTTTTTGACGCATGGAGAGCTGTTTACAGGTCCCCGCCAGCAGAGCATGACCGCTGGAGAAAGCGGTGCGCTTCAATGGTGTGTGATCGTTATGGCCAGCCAGTACGGTTTGACAGCGATGAGGCTTTCATTGCGGACTTGTTCCGTCACGGTGCGTTGGAGGAGGTTCATGCCTAAGAAGTCTAGCGCTTATTACAGCATGTGGGAGGGGTATGATCTTGAGCGTGAACGCACAAGCATGGGCAAAAGCCAAGCCGCATTCGCGGGTTTGCTTGGCATGAGCCACCGCATGTACTGTTATTATGAGCGAAACGAGAAGCCGATACCCAAAAGTGTGGAGTATGCTGTTCGTTATGTAGCGAAGAGGAGCTTCAACGATGAGTCTTTGCCAGAACCTGCACAAAAAGTTCAAGGTACCCTAACGAATTTTGATCGCACAAGAATAGAACTTCTCGCAGATGCGGCGGACAAGGCTTCTGAGTCACAAGAAAACACATATGTAAAAAAAATTTTACAACAAACTTCCAAGGAACTGGACTTGTTGTTGTCAAAATTTGATAAATAACTTATCATTGGCCCTATGTAATTACATAAGGGTAAGCTCATGTCTAATTTCATGGGGCCGATGGCACCACCGCAGGCAGCGCCGACTCAGCCGCCGCAACTAGATATCCGTACAAATCCGAATCAGCGTGAGCGGTTTCGTAACTTTATGCGTCAGAACACGCGCCCGAACTTAGCCGTGCCTGCTATGCAGCCTCCTATGATTCCACAAGCACCTATGCCGATGGCACCACAGGCTCCGCGCCCACCTATTCCTATGGCAATTCGTCCTAACGCTCCTATGCCACCGCAACCTGCGCCTATGCCGTATGGTGCGAACATAAACGTATTTTCGCCGCAGTATATGAACCAACCGCGCCCTATGTATCTTGAGGATGGCGGCGATGTGCCTATGCCTAATGCTGTGCCAAATTCAAAGCAAAAAGATGTGATGCTAAGAATTGCTTATGATGAGGCGCTGAGAAAGGGTGCTGTAGAGAATGCTTTACGTCAGTTAGAAACTGACAGGGTGATTGAACGCTCCAAGAAAATGGAACTTGATCGCATAAGAGATATAGAGCTTCAAGATCGTTTAGATGATGTCAAGCGCATGCGTCTTGAGGCCGAGCTTGCTGACAGGAATTACAGACTAAAGGGTTTACTGACCCCGCCGGATCAGGGGCTAGAAGACGATCCGTTGTTTGCTTTGCCGATTAAGAAGGAAGACGGTGGCTCTGTCCCGCCACGCCGTACAGAGATCCGTGGTCAGGATCACATGCTGGCCTACATTACTCCAGATGAAGCTGGCATTTTGAAAGCTTTGGGCGGTTCAGGCGAAGCTGGCCCTATGGGTATTCCGTCTTATCCTGACTATGGCGGCGCTGAAGGTTTTGGCGGTCAGTCAGGCACTGGGGATTATGGTGGCGGTGACGCCGATGCTAATACTGGCGGCAGTGATGGTGGCGTTGGCGAAGGCGCTGGCCGAAGCGGCCCCGGTGATATGGGGAAAGGATTTGATAGCGGGTATACATCTGATTACGGGAAAACTGATAGTTCCAGCGATACTAAATCAAGATCAGAGGACGCTGATGCTCGTGTTGCCGCTGAACAAGCGGCAAAAGATGCAAAAGCTGCACAAGACGCAAGAGATCTCGTTGCAAGAACCTTTGCCACAAGCAATAACAAACAAAGTCTAGTAGGCGCACCAAACAGTAAACTTGGTTACGTTACGACTGGTAAGCCTAGTGATAGTCAGATTGCTGATGCTTTAGCCGCTGCCAAGTCTTTGGGCATGGATATTAGCAATGTAGACCCAAGCATGGCGAGTGATCTTGGTTTGAACGACCCAGAGACTACTGCTGTTGAGGCTGTAACTTCGCCAACGGCTAAGTCTTCAATTTCGTCTTTCGCTGATTTGACGGATTTGCTTGCTCTTTCTAATCCTCTTGAGGCAAGCCAACTTGGTTTAACCACACCAACAACCCGTCAATTCACATCACCAACATCTACAAATCCGGCACAACAGGCTGTTAATGATATGGTGACTGCCGCTGCGAACGCTTCAACCAGATCATTTGCTCCTGCGGCTTCCGTTCCGGGCGCTGTTGCAACTGGCACATCAAACACACCAGCTACTGATTTCTTTGCTGACGCATATTCTGATCTCGTTGAGAGTGTTACTGGTAAGCCTGACACCCCAGTGGGAACGACTCTTACATCCCTCGTGGACATATTCTCTCCAATAAGCGTTATGGGAATTGCAAGCAATCTTCTTGGTCTTGATAATCAGTTCACTGAGCCAAAAGCATCTGCAAAAGACAGAGCTGCTTTTGAAGTAGGCCAGTTGCTTGGTCTTGATGAACGTGCCTATGATATTAACGATGCTATAGAATCTGGTATGTTTGACCCAGAAACAGGGAAAGTTACTGGGATTCAGCCGCCGGGTTTAACTAAGGGTTTCTTTAGTACAAACCCATTTGGTATGGTTGTCTATAGTGGCATGCCTGATCCTAATTACACAGGCCCCTATGCTAATTTAGTGAATCCAAACTATGGTGGCAGAAATGAAGGGGGCGATGGTCCTGTTTTCATCCCGCCTGTCGTTCAGCCTCCTACAGTAACTGATCCAAGGCCGGAAGATAACATGCTTGGTGGAATGGATACATTACCCGGAAACATTGATGTAACTGGTGTTCCATCAACAAGAGTTCCTTATGAGGGTGAGCTTCGCTTGCCAGTTGGTTACGGCGATCCACGCACTGGGTACATTTCTCCAGAGGCTTACAGGACAACTGGCTTCATGCCACCTGTAAGAGCGCTTCCAATTGGATTTTTTGAAGATGGCGGCGCGGTATTAGACCAAGCTGCTGGCAGGTTCTTGGAGGCGCTGACAGCGGCGTAGTGTGGGCATGGACACCGCTTTTGATATAGCAACTGAGTTTCTAACCGATGCCGAGTTAGATGCTCTTAGCAAGCATTTGGACAAATACAAGGAGCTTCACGATAGGGAAGAATATCAAGAGAACTTCCTGAAGTTTGTCAAACATGTATGGCCTTCCTTTATTGCTGGATCTCATCATAGAATTTTTGCGGAAAAACTGGAAAGAGTTGCCCGAGGTGAGTTAAAGCGGCTGATCGTCAACATGCCGCCTCGACACACCAAGTCCGAGTTTGCATCTTATCTGTTCCCTGCGTGGGTTATGGGGCAGAAGCCAGAGACAAAGATTATTCAGGCAACGCACACGGCGGAGCTTGCTGTTGGTTTTGGTCGTAAGGTCAAGAACCTTTTGGACAGTGAGATATACCGAGATGTGTTTCCTGAGATTCAGTTGGCGCGTGATGCGAAGGCATCTGGTCGTTGGTCAACTGACAAGGGCGGTGAGTATTACGCTGTTGGTGTGGGCGGTGCGCTGGCTGGTCGTGGTGCGAACCTGTGTATCATTGACGACCCTGTATCTGAGCAAGATGCGTTGTCACCAACCGCGTTGGATAATATCTACGAATGGTACACATCAGGTCCGAGACAGCGTTTGCAGCCGGGAGGCTCAATAATAATTGTGATGACGCGGTGGAGTATCCGCGACTTGACAGCAAAAGTGTTGCAGAAGCAGGCCGAGGGCGGCGCGGACAAGTGGGAGGTTGTGGAGTTTCCGGCGATATTTCCCGATACAGACAACGTGTTGTGGCCCGAGTTTTGGAGCAGGGAAGAATTAGAAGGCGTTAAGGCGTCTATACCAGTAGCAAAATGGAACGCACAGTATTTACAAAATCCGACAGCCGAAGAAGGCGCTATTATCAAGAGGGAGTGGTGGAATGTTTGGGATTCTGATGAGCCACCTGCCTGCTCGTACATCATCCAATCGTATGATACAGCGTTCACAAAAAGCGAAAGGGCCGATTATAGCGCCATTACAACGTGGGGTGTGTTTCATCCTAACGAAAGTGATGAGGCGGCGATCATATTGCTGGACGCTGAAAAAGGTCGATGGGAGTTCCCAGAGCTTAAAGATGCAGCATTGCGTTTGTACGAAGACTATGAGCCTGACCTAGTTCTAATTGAACAGAAGGCGTCTGGTACGCCGCTCACACAAGATTTACGAAAAATGGGGATACCTGTAAGCGGATTTACGCCGGGCAGGGGTGCGGATAAATTTTCTCGCATGAATGCCTGTGCGCCAGTATTTGAATCTGGTATGGTATATGCTCCTGAATCGCGCTGGGCCGAAGAGGTCATAGAGGAATGTGCCGCGTTTCCGAATGGGGAACATGATGACTTGGCGGATAGCATGACTCAGGCTATACTACGGTTTAGACAAGGCAGCTTTATTCGCACTCGTTCAGACGAGGAAGATGAGGATTTTTATAATTACAGGCGCAAAAGAGAGTATTACTAATGGGTGAAAATAATTCAAAAAAGTATTTAGGCTCTGGTGAGCTTGAAACAAAGGCTAGGCGCGGCGACAAAAAAGCCATTGCTAAGATGGAAAAGCAACGCGACAAGCTTAAAAGAAGCGACAAATTTAACAACACAATTCGCGCCAGAGAAGATTTGACTGAAGATCAAAAGATGAAAATTATGGATTATGTAGGCGAAAACATTTTCACTGAAAAAGAAGTGAAGCTTCGCTATGGCGGCGCTGTAAAGAAGATGAAAAACGGCGGCGCGGTCATGCCCGGACGCGGCGGATCATTCAAAGGAGTTAGTTAAATGAGTAAAAACACACCAACAGTATTACCAAAAACTCCACGGCAAGCCGTAAAAGAAAAAAAAGCAAAGTTAAAAATGGAGCAAATGTATCCAAACTACGCTAAAAAGCTTGGTTATGAAGAAGTGCCTTTAAAGCGCCAGCTTGAAGCGAAGTTAAAAGGTAGGCGTGGCCTATTAGAAGAAGAGGTTCATCCAAAAATTTTAGAGCGAGTCGGTGAGAAAAAGCCTAGTAAAAAAAGCAAGGCTGCGAATATGAAAGACGGTGGTGAGGCTAAACGCACTCTGGAGATTACGCAAGATATAATAAAGGCTGGGCGTGAGTTGAAAAATTCAGGTACACGTTTAAAGCCACAAAGACCTATAAAAATTTTTCCTAGTGCTGAACAAAGAAGAAAAATGCAGGACATAGAATTTATCCGTGATGGCATAGAGATGATTCCTGTAACAAAAAAAGAAGACGGCGGCGCAGTGCCTAAAAAGTACAAAGGCTTTTCCAAGCTTCCAGAAAGAGTACAGCAGAAAATAGATCCTGATCTCGCTGGCAAGTATGAAGACGGCGGCGAGGTTCGCGGCATGGGCCGTGCATATCAAGGAAAACCGAGAGGTTGCAAGATACGCTGATGAAAACAATCAAGATCGAAATCAATGTAGATGATCTGATTCCAGATGACGGCTTTGAGCCTGAAATGGAATTTGCCTGTCCTATTGCAACAGAAGATGCGAAGGTGAACGATGCGAATCGTCAATCGGCTATGGAAAACTACGCTTACGGTCCGGCGACAGAGCCTAATGTTAGGTGTGGCACTTGTGAGTATTTTGACATTCGATCAAAGATAATTTCTTGCATGGCTGATGGCATTGGTTACAACGAGGGCATGGGGTATTGCTCTGAGTTAAACTTTGTCTGCGATAAGGAAAACGTATGTAACTTATGGGATCTGGGTACTCCTTCCGCTGATGGCATGGAGTCAGAAATGAACCCAGATGATGATGGAAATCAGAGGGACATCCTCTAATGTCAAAAGAGAAGCTGGGCGCTGGTTACGGTCTGCCCTTCTACCGTATCGCACCGTGCATGCTTCCCACACTGGCACTGATGCGCCGCGCCCAGCTTCACCCGAAGGTTTTGTAAAGGAAGTAAAATGGCTATTGAAAAAGGAATAGGGGCTGGGGGAGATCTTCCGCTAGAAGAGGGCGACATTCAAGCCGCTATTGATGTTGTTGAGCTTCCTGCACAGCCCGGTATCGCTGAACTAGATGATGGATCTGCTATCGTTGGCGAGTTGATGCAGGAAGAAATGATGATGGCGCAGGATGTGCCGTTTGACGCTAACCTTGCAGAATTTATTGATGAGTCTGATCTAGCTGTAATTTCATCCGATCTTGTGGGAGAGATCGAAGATGACATGTCATCACGCGAGGATTGGGAAGACACATACAAGCGTGGTATTGACCTTCTGGGTATGAATTACGAGGAGCGTAGCCAGCCGTTTGAAGGCGCATCTGGTGTTGTGCATCCACTGCTTGCTGAGTCTGTCACACAGTTCCAAGCGCAAGCTTATCGTGAAATGCTTCCTGCTGGCGGTCCAGTCCGCACACAGGTAGTTGGCGCTGACACACCTGAAACTGCACAGCAGGCACAGCGCGTCAAAGATTACATGAACTACATGATTACCTACGAGATGGAGGAGTATGATCCAGAAACGGATCAGATGCTGTTCTATTTACCGATCATTGGTTCAACCTTCAAAAAGATTTACTTTGATCCTTTGCTGCAACGCGCAGTTAGCAAGTTTGTACATGCAGAAGACTTAGTTGTGCCGTACAGCGCGACTGATCTTTTGACATCACCGCGTATCACCCATGTGATCCGCATGGACAAGAATGAGGTGTTAAAGCTTCAGCTTGCTGGTTTCTACAAAAGCACAGATCTGCCTTCTGGCATTGATGCTGAAGATTACAGTGAGGTTCAGGAGTCAATTGACAAGGCACAAGGCGTACAATTGTCCGGCTCTGGTTCTGAAGAGGTAACGCTGTACGAAGTCCACACTTCTTTGGATATTCCCGGCTTTGAAGATATGGACGCGGAAGGTGAACCAAGTGGCCTGAAGCTACCATATGTTGTGACCATTATGGAGTCTACGGGCGATATCTTGTCTGTGCGCCGCAACTATGATGAGCAAGATCCTCTGATGCGCCGTAAGCCATATTTCGTTCATTATAAGTTTTTGCCCGGTCTTGGCTTCTACGGCTTTGGCTTGACGCATATGATAGGTGGGTTGTCACAGGCATCTACCAGCATTATGCGTCAGTTAATTGATGCTGGCACGTTGTCTAACCTGCCTGCTGGATTTAAGGCGCGTGGCGCTCGTATTCGTGACGAAGATGAGCCACTACAGCCCGGCGAGTTCCGCGATATTGACGCCGCTGGCATGGATATCCGTCAGTCTATTATGACATTGCCGTTCAAAGAGCCTTCAGCGACTCTGTATAGCCTTCTAGGGTCGCTCGTGGACGCAGGACGCCGCTTTGCGTCTATGGCGGACATGAAGGTAGGTGAGATGGGCGGAGAGACGCCTGTTGGCACCACAATGGCAATTATGGAGCGCGGCACAAAGGTGATGAGCGCCATACATAAGCGCTTGCACTACTCACAGAAGCAGGAATTTAAGCTTCTTGCCAACGTGTTTGCCAGATTTATGGCTCCTGCCTACCCATATGCAGTTCCGGGCGCACCGCCTGAGATAAAGCAGATGGATTTTGATGACAGAATTGACGTTCTTCCTGTGTCTGACCCAAATATCTTCTCTATGTCGCAGCGTATTGCTCTAGCACAGACACAGTTACAGCTTGTTCAGTCAAATCCAGAGATTCATGGCGGTCCAAAAGGCTTGTATTCAGCATATCGCAAGATGTACGAGGCGCTTGGCGTTACAAACATTGACACTATTTTGCCTGTCCCGCCAGAGCCACAGCCGATGAACCCTGCGAAGGAAAATCAAGAGGCTTTGCGTAGTCAAAGACTGCAAGCATTCCCACAGCAGAACCATCAGGCACATATTGAGGCGCATTTGGCGATGCTGTCTACACCAGTAGCGCAGGCAAACGCTAATATTGTTATGACACTACAAGGCCACATTTCAGAACATATTGGTATGATGGCTGAGATGCAGGCGCAACAAGAGGTTATGGAGCAAATGTCTCCAGAAGCGCAAATGATGATGCAACAGAACCCACAGATGATGCAACAAGTTCAGATGGAAGTTGAAAACCGTGCCGCAGAGTTGGCTGGTGAGCTTACTGAGCAGTATGCACAAGCAGTTGCTCCTGCTGATACAACTGATCCGTTGGTAGCTATCAGGCAGCAGGAGCTTTCCTTACGCGGCGCAGAAATACAAGAGCGTGCGCGGCAGTTTGAAGAAAAGCAAGAATTGGAACGTGAAAAAGAGCGTAACGATGTTCTCATTAATCAACAGCGCATTGATCTCAGCGAGGAAGCAAACCAAGAAAAGGTTCGTGTGGCTGAAGAGCGCATTCAGACCCAGCGTGATATCGCTGCGGCAAACTTACGGAGTAAAATGCAATGAGCGCCAGTTCAGTAAACAGAAAAGTGGCTGAAGTTCAAAAGGCCCAAAAAATGGAGCGTAGAAATGCCATTGAAAAAAGGAACGAGCCAGTCAACGATAAGCCAAAACATATCGAAGCTGAGATCAGAAGGGTACCCGCAGAGACAAGCGTTAGCGATAGCCCTGTCATCAGCCAAGAAGTCCAAGAAAAAAAGCCAGTCCAAAAAAAGAGCATCTTCAAAAAGAAGAAAGCCGCAAAAAAAAGCTGAAGGCGGCGTAATTAAGTCGTTTTCGCCTATTGCTAGGACGCAGAGGTTTCAAGGAGTATTTTAATGGGTGACAAAAAAGATACACCGCCTCTGAAAGATGTTTTGGCTGGCCTTGAAGATGAGCAGCTAGAGGCTTTGAAAGAGGCTATTAAAGCAGGAAAGAAAGGATACACCTATGATCACAAAACTGGTCAATATGGGTTTAAAATGCGTGAAGGTGGCCTTGTTGCCCGTGGTATGGGCGCTGTCTTGCGTAATAAACCTTTTAAAATCCGTTGAGGAATGGCTCAACAAGATCATTGAAAAGGATCTGAAGTTTTGACGGTTGATAAGTTCCTTGAGTGGAAAATATTACCGAGATTTATGATGCTGGTTAGCACAGCCATGTCATGGCGCTGTGCTGAATGGTTTATGGCTTTGCCAGAGCCGACAGCTAGTCAGAGTGCTTTCGTTTCTGTCGTGATGGGCGTTATGACAGGCGTTTTTGGCATATGGATGGGACATGAGCATAAGCCAGCCCCTGCAAAGGAAAAATGAAAACAGTGTGGGTAATGGTGTGTTTTTTTGTAAACTCACCAACTGATATTTTGATTGAAACAAGGTCGCAACATGAAACAGTTTCCAAGTGTCATGTTGCCAGTACATTGCATGGATTTGACAATGATGACCCTAATGAGTGTGTTTGCGTACAAGCACAGCAAAAATAATGTTTAAAGTTATTGTCTTAGCATGCAGTGTTGCTATACCTTCAGATTGTTGGGAATATCACGATACAAGAGGGCCTTACAAAACATATGAGCGATGCACTGAACGTGCATATGTTATGGGAAACAATATCGCAGAAATAAACAGGGGCGCAATCATGCCCAGATCGTTTAAGTGCGTGCCTTTGAATGGAACAAGATTATGATTCAAGCTTTGATTGGCCCTGTTACTGGGTTGTTAGATAAATTTATTGAAGACAAAGACCAAAAGAACAAGTTGGCGCATGAAATAGCTACGATGGCTGAAAAGCAGATGCACGAAGCCAACATGGGCCAAATCGAAATAAACAAAGCCGAGGCACAGCACAGAAGCATATTTGTGGCGGGTTGGAGGCCCTTTTTGGGCTGGGGCCTAGCCTTTGCCATGATATGGCACTTCGTTTTGGCCCCCATGATTATTTTTGGTTTTGCATACGCTGGCATGGAAGCGCCACGGTTGCCTGCATTCGACATGGACAGCTTAATGACTGTTCTGTTAGGGATGCTTGGTTTAGGCGGTCTTAGGACTGTAGAAAAAGTTAAGGGCTTGACAAAGTAATGGATGGACTACAATTAGCTGAGTATCTTTTAAAGGACATACGCCAACACAAAGCTGATTTAACGCAGCGCTTGGCGGATGGTTCGATAGGCGGCATGGACGACTATCGGTTCATAGTGGGGCAGATACGCGGAATGACCTACTCTGAAGATTTGATCAAATCCGCGATGAAAGGCATTGAGCTAGAGGATGGCTAAAAAACTATTCGTCCCTGAGAGGATGGCTAAAAAACCTGAAGTCAGCGAAGTACCAGCGGCTATCAAAAAGGGGTTTAATCAACCCGAAGATCCAAACCAAAAGAACACAGAAGACCCATCAAAGATGGATCTGTCTGTTATTGAGCGACTGCCACAGCCCGTTGGCTATCGCTTGCTTGTTATCCCCTATTACATGAAGCAGAAGTC